ACCTCGTTCATTCTGAACTTCGCGGGTTCTGCGATGGATCGCATCGGGAAGCTCACGGTCACAACCCCGTCGCTGTCGAGGTCGAACAACTGCCCGAACGCCACGTCGTTCTGGAAGGTAACGAGGAATAGGAGGCGAAGGTCGTTGAAAATCTTCATAGCCGCGGGCACGATGTCTTCCAGTTCAAAATACTTGAACTCTGCGTGAAGGTTGACGCCGCTCTTCTGCACCCCGCCTTCGAGGAAGCGGATGCGGGCTTCTGCGAGCTTCTGCGTGACGGTCATTTTCCCGAGTTCTTCGGGTGTAAGGTTCTTCATATAAGCTCCTTCAAAATAGATTTTTTGATTGAATTTACTTTGCGGGTGTTGCGCCTCGGAGGTTTGATGCCGAGGAAGTCTTTGACGTACCGCTCGGCCTCGCGGATGTACCATTCCTTATCCACGTCCACTATGCTACAATGATTATCATTATCAATCATACTGTGGGTGGGGAGCCCGGCCTGTTTTGCAACGGTTCCGGTCTCGGCATGGCGTTTATATAGCGTTCCGAGCTTGTAGTCCTTCGAGGCATAGACGCGGTTGCACTTCTGCACGGTTACCATCGTCCCGTTGACCTCATGGAACGCAGCATCGTACTTACCGGAGGCTTTTGCGACGAGCTGGAAGTCGAGGAGGTTGTTGTCCGCTTCGATGGTTTCTCGGACAGGGGTTCCGTCTGCGAGATTCCGCTTGACGGCCTCGGCGATGCAGACCGCGTTGTTGTTTACGTTGAACGCTCCTGCGGTGGAGATACCCCGGACGAGGACGCCGCCTTTGATCTTGACTTCACCGGAGGATTGAATTTCGAGGTAGCCGTTTACGTCTTTCTGGACGACCTTTTTGATGAGGTCTTCTTCAAGCTCGAACCCTGTCCGCTTCTGCCACTCCTCGGTGATCTCTTGATACCTCTGAACATCGGTGTCGTCAAGGGAGATCATGATACCATCTGTATTTAGCTGGATGATCTTCAAGGTCGAGCAGTCCCGCACGAGGTGTTCTGCAAGCTCCAAGAGCAGGAGTTGTCCCGAAATACACACCGAGCGTCCCATGAGGGGATCGTAGAGGTTGTTAAAAGCGTTTAGCATGGCCCCGTAGGTCGTATTGAGGACGAGCTTCAAAGCATTTGCCGTGGACTTATCCCCGGCCTTTTTCGCTCTTACTCTGCGCTCTATGGTACTCGCGTAGACTTCCGAGGAGGGGATATTCCGTGAGCAATAACCAAACAGTCGCATAAGGTTTGGGTAATAACTTGCAACGTCCTTGTTACGGATCGTTCTGCCTTCCTGCGCCTCTTCGGAGTAGCAGGGGATAGCCCCGTGGATTCCTCCGTAGCCGAGGGTTACAGGACAGCCGCCAACGTCGATGTCCAGCTTCTCTTTGAAGATTTCGTCATCCGGGATTTCTTTGTTCCGAAGTCTGTTAAAGAAGTCGAACACTTCCTGCGGAATGTACCGTCGCACGAGTTTCTCAGGGTATCTGTATTCCCGTTCATCGTCATGCGGTAGCGGCACAGCCCCGAGGTAGGTTGCCGTGAGCTTCGCGTTTGTCATGTACAAGGCTTGGGCTGGTTCGAGGCCGCACTCTTCTCCGATTTTGAGCTTATTGAGGAGGTAGTCTCTCCGCAGGTCGTCGAGCTTGTCGGTTGCGTCGACGTCGTGCTTACAGTAGTAGATTACCTCGTCGAGCTCTTCATCGGTAAGCGGACGGTCTATGTCGAAGGGCACGGTGGTCTCTCGGATGTCCATGCCGAGGTGGGCTTCTATTGCTTTGAGGGAGAGCCCCTGCTGGCAGTCATCCATGAGGTCGTACATATCGAAGTAGACCTTTTTCTCTCGGAACGGTTGGTATGTCCAGCCGTCCATATTGAGCTTAATAATGTAATCGTTGATCTCTTTGATCTGCTCGGGATTGAAGTCGAGGAGGACACCTTGAAGGATGTATCTATCGTAATGTTTGGAGTTAAATCCGGCGAGGAGAGGTTGAGATTCCATGAACGCTTTTACGCCGTCAGGGTCGTTGTGGAAAACCTCGTACTCCTTCGTAGCTTTGTCCTTGAAGACAACGATCCAGTCGTAGGCGAAGACCTCGAAGTCGAAAATCTGTATATCACTCAATAACCTTCGCCCCCGCTTTCCTATAATGTCTGCACCGCTCTTTGAAGGCTCGCTGTAAGTACCCGATGCTGTCGACGAAATCGTAGCACACAGGATCGGCCTTTCCGGGATGCACCCGAGCGATGCGTCCGATGGACTGCACCACCACGGCGTAATCCTTCTGAGGCGTTACCATGTAGAGACGTTCGAGGCAGGGAATATCCAGACCTTCTTTTGCCAGCGCGTAGGTCGCAAACAGGTACTTGTACTTACCAGTCCGCATCCCTTCGATGGCGTCTTCCCGTTCGGCCTTGCCTTTCTTACTTTGCATCTTACCCGAGATCATGACCGCTTCCGCTGCCATGTCAGAGGGGAGGAGGCTTTTGAGGTAGTCGAGGTGATCCAGCCGATCCGAAAGAATCAGGGAAGGGTGGTCGGGGTCGCTCGCCATGATGGACATGATCGTCGCGTTTCTGTGCGCGTCCTCGCAGAGGGAGTTGATGAGCTTCGCATAGTTCAGAGTGCCGTCGAAGTTCGTGCACCCGTTGAGGTGGTTTCGGCCTGTCCATACGGGGCAGATTGTGACGGGCATGATTCGATCCTTCACCTCTTCTTCGGGCACCGTGTAGACGATGTTTCCGAGCAAAGCGAAGGTGGCCTTAATCAGGCCGTCCGAGCGGTGCACCGTGGCACTCAGGCCGTACTTGTAGGGGGCAGCGAGGGCGTTCAATACCTTGTAATACCGGGTCACCGTGGTCGGCGTTCCCGCGGCTCTATGGCACTCGTCGACGATGATGACGTCCCACATATTACGGTATTCCAGCAGGTCGAGCTTGCACATGGTTTGTACCGTTGCGAACGTGATGCCCGCTCCGATGTCAACCTTTCCTTCGGTGATCGTACCGAAAAGCCGCTTGTCCATATACTGGGCCGCTCTCTCTTTGGACTGTTGGAGGAGGTCGTGCGTGTGTACCAACCAGAGGGTACGCCGTCCGAGGAGGGAAGTGAGGGCGATGCCGATTTGCGTTTTCCCGCTTCCTGCCGGGGACTGCAAGATGCCGCCTCCGCAGGTGGAGAGCATCACGAGGGCTTTCTTTTGATAGTCATACAGAGGGACGTCTGCGTTGTAGGGTACGCGCTCCGTGGCGGGGAAGAACTTATACTCAATGTCGTCTTCCGGGCCCGTGAATTCAAAGACCTTCTGCTTACAGCCATAGGGGAGGATGATCTTGTTTCCGTCCACGGAGTAGAGGCGGAGCTTTCGGGGTGTGTCCCCCGTCCAGAACCCCATGCGGTCTTTCTTCTCGAATTCGGGGTTATCGAGGACGAGCTCTTTCTTACACCATTCGACGAGCTCGGAAGAGGGGTCTGTGATGACGATGACGTTAGAGATCAATACTTTCATAGCACAAACCACTCTCTTTCCCACTCGTCGATGCTGATACCGTAGTGTTTGATCTGATCTCGGTTGAGGTATTTCATGGGATGGCGCATCATGAAGTGGAGCGGGAGGAGGTAGGTCTCGTCGTCCAGCAGGAGGGCGAACCATCCATCCTCATTGCCCCGCAGGGTAAACTCGCTCATACCGAGCTTCTGGTTTTCCTCGATCCGGTCGAGAGGGAATTTCCCGTTCATGCAAACCTTACAGTCGAAGAGGAACGCCCTTCCGTTTCGGCAAGCGATGAGGTCTGCGGGCTGTCCTGATTCGGTTTGACGGAGGAGGTGCACCCAAAAGCCGCGCTTGAAGAGCTCTTCTGCGAAGGCTTCTTCGTAGGACGCGCCGAGGGCTTTATTCGATGTCGTCATCTTTCTCCTCCTCTGCGTCTTCCTGCCCCTTTTCGTGGGCTTCTTCGATGAATTCCCGGAAGGCGTCAACCGCGTCCTGCCCGAGGTACTCATAGAGCACTTCGGCGAAATCGAACATACATTTGATGAAATGCCGCTTATTATCAGATTTTGTTATCAGAATCATTGACATCCTCCTTCCGGTATGCTATACTATTTGTGATCCGATATGCTGTCGGGTTCCTGCCGTTTCCCGCGAGCCACCACGGGGACGGCTTTCTTTTTCTATTGTTCATACTCACCTCTTGAATGTGCTGAAATATACGCCGTCGATCTCATAGCACGGGGTCGCCCATGCAGGATAGTACCAGAGCTGGAAGAACGGGGCGCAGTATTCCGGGCCGTTCGAGAACCGTTCGAGGCAGAGGGCTTTGATCTCTTCGAGACCTTTCTGATCGTAGTTCCAGTTCCAAACGTAAGCGTAAGGGCTATACACATAGGCCCCGGTCTCACACGTGGCAGAGAGAAGTCTGCCGAGGCTGTCGCCATAATAGCCACTCTTCCAGAGTTGGAGGATCGAATCGATCCCAGCCTTCACGCACTCTTCGCTTGTTCCCCAAAATTCAAGGTACGCGATGCGGTAGAAGAGTTCCATTTCCCACAGCTCGGAATAGGAACCATCCCAAGCCCAGCAGACGCCGTTCGTGTAGTCGAGGACGTCTTTACCGATCGCCTTTTCAGATTCCTTTTCAGTTCTCCCTACACCGTAGGTCGGAACGTCCGCTTCGAGGCAGCAGTACGGACAGCCACAGGAGCACGTCTCAGGGGGCACAGAAGCCGAGGGGGGTTCTTGTGCGTATGCCGCGCTGATAGCGACGGAACCCGCACTCACGAGTGCCAGAATAGTCGCTAAGAGCCTATACCGTTTTGGTTGGGAAAGAATAGGGTTGTCCAAAAGTTTTGAGGTGCCATTGTTCGTATTCATGCCGATTTTCCTCAGTTTCAAAGAAGGTTTGGAGCAGTTCTCCGATGCTATTGCCGAGGGCTTCGATAGTCTCCGCTCGGTTCTCCACCTCGGTCTGCTCGGTTCGGTTGAGACGTGACTTACGCTGTCTCATGGGTCAGCTCCTCTAAGATTTCGTCGATCATGTCGAGCATGACGTCGATCTTCGGCCCGCGGCGTTCGCCGTGGAGGACTTTCGAGAATTCCGATCTGTCGGTCGGCATTCCCTGTGCACGGAGCTCATTGATGAGGAACCCCTGCGTCACCTTGGACTGGGTGATTTTCTCATAGAGAGCGGCGCACCGTGCGATGCGAGCTTCGTCCGCTTTGGAAGGCTCGGTTCTCTTCCAGTAGTGTCTTGCCATGTTTTCCTCCTTTCCGAAAAGTTGTAAAGATTTTACGATACCTCTTGCAATTATCTTCCCGCTATGGTATAGTATAGGTGCCAACTCATACAAACCACCGGAGACGCTCGATAAGGGGTATCTTCTTGTTTCTTGTCCCTTCGGACTGGTAATATTATAGCAAGAATCATTCTTACTGTCAAGGGGTAGTTGGAATTTTTCTTGCTTTTGGTGGTTTGCACAAAAGAACAACGAGGTTCATGTTATGGGAGTGTTGGAAAACACCAAAAAGCTCTTGAAAGAGCAAGGAAAAACCCAAGTTGATCTGTGTAATCACCTCGGTTTACCCAAACAAGTCTTTACCGACTGGAACCGCGGTAAGAGTGAATCCTACACCAAGTATATTCAGGAAATCGCCGAATATCTCGGAGTGAGCGTTATTGACTTGTATTATGAAAAGGACAAAGATATTGTAAATTCTCAACCTGTTCCCCAACAAACTCTTCTCCCGGTCTACGGGGAAGTCTCTGCGGGCATGGGGGAATACGCACAGCAGCTCGTTCTCGGCTATGAAGTTGCCGATGCAAAGTACGACCCGAAGGAGTACTTCTACCTTCTCGTGGACGGTGATTCCATGTCTCCGCTTATCGACGATGGAGACTATGTTCTCGTTCATTCCCAAGAGACTATTGAAAGCGGACAGATTGCCGTCTGCGTCGTGGATGGGCTCGGCTATGTAAAGAGAGTAGAGCTGACCGAGGAATTTATTACGCTTATCTCGGTAAACCCTTACTATCCGCCGAGGACGTTCAAGAAGTACGATATGAACCGCGTCCGCATTTATGGACGGGTAATCGAAATGAAGAGAAAATTCTGATGCAGGTTGTACTTTATCTTCGTTACTCATCGTCCTCCCAAACTGAACAGTCTATCGAGGGACAGGATCACGTCTGTACAAAATACTGCGAGCAGCAGGGTTATGAGATTGTAGGCCGATACATCGACCGGGCTCTTTCTGCGTCCAAGGACACCGATAAACGGGTGCAGTTCCAGAAGATGATTAAAGATTCTGAGAAACAAAAGTTTCAAGGGATCGTCGTCTACAAACTTGACCGCTTCGCCCGGAATCGCTATGACAGCGCGACCTATAAGGCTCGGCTCAAAAAGAACCGCGTGAGGGTGATCTCTGCTACCGAGAGTATATCGGATAACCCCGAAGGCGTCCTCCTCGAATCCGTCCTTGAAGGCATGGCGGAATTCTATTCCTTGGAGCTCGCACAGAAGGTCACCCGGGGTATGCACGAATCGGCCTTGAAGTGTAATGTCTGCGGCGGGTCTACTCCCATAGGCTACAAGGTGGAGAACAAGAAATATGTTATCGATGAGGCTGGGGCTCAGATTGTGAGAGAAGCCTTCCAATTATATAATGAGGGCAAGCCGATCCGAGAGATATGCCGAATCTTCTCCGCGAAAGGTTACCGTACTGCTACCGGGGCGGAGTTTAATAAGAACAGTTTCACCGTCCTCCTATCGAATGAACGCTATACCGGGGTCTTCATCCACGGTGACGTGCGGATCGAAGGAGGTATGCCCGCCATCATTAGCAAAGAACTCTTTGATTCTGTCCAAGAACGGGTAGCGAGAAACAAAAAAGCCCCTGCACGTAGCAAGGGCAAGGTAGACTACCTGCTCACGCAGAAGCTCTTTTGCGGATATTGTGGTGCCCCTATGGTCGGAGAAAGCGGACGGAGCGTCGGAGGGAAGACCTACTATTATTATACCTGTACCACTCACAAGAGACAGCACACGTGTCCGAAGAAGGCCGTTCCGAAGGAGTGGCTGGAAGAGCTTGTAGCGAATGACGCTATATCCTCCCTGACGCCTGACGTCATTCAAGAGATAGCGAAAGCTGCGGTGAAATATTGCGAGGATCAACGAGCTCATAACACCGTAATTCCTGCGCTTCAAGTCGAGCTGGGAAACACCCAGCGGGGTATTGATAACCTCATTGCCGTCATCGAGAAGGGGGTCTCTTCCGATCAGTTGGTAAAACGCATACAGGACTTAGAAGACCAGAAGCGGCTCTTGAAAGTGCGCATTGAGGAGGCGGAGCGGGACGTCCTTGTCATCAAAGAAAGCCACGTCGTCTGGTGGCTCTCGAAGTTTATCAACGGAGAATTCAAGGACGAGAACTTCCGCCGCAAAGTCATCGATCTCCTCGTGAATTCTGTGACGGTCTACGACGAGCCTGACGGGGAGATCAGGGTGGACTATGTTCTGAACCTTCTGTCCGATCATGCGAAGACGATTAGATGTTCGGATTTGGATTATCTTGGGGCACCACCACAAGATAATCCGAACTATTTACGGTTCGGATTTCTTGTTTTCCCCGAGGTCTCGGCCCTTACAATCCAAAGAAAACACCCCCGGCCTTAATGGTCAGGGGTGTATTATTATAACTCAGATTTCATTTCGAGGACTGCCGCTTCAATAACATTATTGAGCAAATCCTCGTCTACCGTGAACCCATAATGGGCCAGAAACTCAATAACGTAGGCCTTTTTCTCCGCTCCGAGACCACTTTCCTTGAAGAGCATTTCTGCCGCATTGACGCCGATTCGCACCCACACGAGCAGGTCGTCCAGCTTCTCAGCCTCGATCTTTCTCTTCAATAGCGGGATCAGGAACGACGTAATCAGAGCTGCCAGAAGAGCTAAGATCGCCGAGATAATTTCCGTAAGGTCGATCATAGGCACCCACCTCCCCCTCATCAAAATTTTTCTCATTTATGTCTATTCCGTAAATTTTCATGAGTTTCAGTCTATTCTCCGCTTTTGCCTTGTTATAATAGAAAGCTGTTCCGGTTGCTACCTCTGCCGCGGTCGAGGGAATAAGATAAGAAAGCGGAGATAAATCATTCGTTCGCCAAACCATGATGCAGGTGAAAATAATTACGGAAGCGTTGAAAAGCCCTGCACATAGCATGATGAGTTTCGAGAATTCGGGTTTCTGTTTCATGTGAACACCACGAGGTTATTGATTCGGCGGTTCTCCGCCGTTCTTGTTTGTTTGCCGTCCATTTTGGTAATGAAGCTGCCGCCACCGTCGAGACAGATAATGTCCTCGAACTTCTCGTCTTTGATCCAATTCCAGAACTGCATCCCATAGATGTAATTGCTCGCGGTGGTCTGCCCTGAGATCAGCCAAATTACACCGGCTCGGATTCCGAGCCAGTTACGCCATGTGGCCCGCATACAGGATACGTCCCAGCCCTGTTTAACCACGTACCCATAGTAGTCCACGTCGTCGCCGTGACGCACCGTAGGGACGCCGCTAATCGCGTATAAGCAGTTTTCCGGGGGTGCCACTACGTCGGCAATGTAGGGCTTTCCAGAGGCTGGTACGATGAGGGTGGAAACAGCCTTACCCTTGAACTGGGTCGACCAGTTATCGGCAGTTCCGATACGCAGCTTTCCGTTCTTAACGTACTTGCTTACATCCTGCCGTCCTTCCGCGGGAATCGACCACGGGTCGCAGACGAGGTTAGCGACGGGGAGAGTGTAGATCGTTCCGTTTGAGGATTTGAAGTTTCCGAAGAAACCTGCATTCGCATAGTTACCATAGTTCGCTCCGACCTTCGGCGCGTCGTAATAAACAATGCGGAAGTCATTGAGCTTTCTAATTGTCAACCCATTTTTCGTGTATTTATCAGGGTTTTTCTGCACATTTTCGTAAGTACCGACCTTGTTCTCAATGCCGAGCAGAGGAGCAGGATTGACCGTTACGCCGTTTTTTCGTACTTCAAAATGACAATGCTCCCCAAAGCTGTACCCGGTATTTCCTTGTAGACCTACGATGTCCCCGGCCTTTACCTTTTGACCTACTTTGACCTTTCTCTCCGCCATGTGACACATAAAGATATTATAGCCGTCTGGGGTGTCGAGACGAATGTAGTTACCCCATTCCCACGTAATGTTACCGCTTGATTTTGGAATCAAAGTAGAGGAGCGAATGGTGCCGTCGCAAGGTGCTACGAGTACACGGTCTCCGTTGAGCCCCACAAGGTCGATGCCGTTGTGCATACCTGTTACGCCGTTCAGCGTCCGAACCCCATACGGGGAAGAGACGCGACAGGCTCCTTTTGAGTAGGGAATTTGCATTCATATCACCTACATTTCAACTATCATTTTCTTCTGCTTTGCACATAGGGTGAGCCTTTGCGGAGCATGGGTGGTCGGCAGAAGATTTTTCCGAGCGGCATAGCCGCCGTATTCGAGCCACGAGGAGCAGCTTATGATCTTGAACGGGCGAACCGAAACAAGGTTATTATGAGGGTCGACTTTCAATTTGCCCGGCTGAGTGGTAAAAGGTCGATGGGAGTGTCCAACAATCAAAGCGTCCACCCCGTCCAGCGCGTACCCGAATCTTTCAATGCGATTAACGACGCCTCCGGTCATCGCCCCTCCTGCCGCCCCGTGGGTGATGGTGATTACGTAGGTGGGGTTTTTCTTCCCGTCCGCGTGTTCTCTTCCGAACTGGACTTTCAAGAACGCCATGTTTTCCCGACAGAGGTCTTCGATGTCCAGTTTTGCCATGATGTCATAGATGATGGAATCATCCACTTCTTTGGAAGACCGTTGTTCGTGGTTTCCAGAAACAGCGCACAGAATTTTGTCTTTGAGCGGCATGAGCATTTCGGTCATCAACTGTTTTTGCTCGCGGGGGCGTAGGACTTCTTCATATACGTTCGTAATAGAGTTCTTGATCCCATTAGAAATCAAGTCACCCCCGAGAACGATATAGGAATTCGGTTCTTCGAGAATCCGGGTACGAAACTCCCTCCAAGCGGCTTCCATGTGCTCCGCAGCTCCGAGGTGGATGTCGGCTATCGGATAGATTGTAATGTCATCGCGGTCGGTAAACCGTCTGCTGATGAGGTGAAAATCAGAAATCAGAGGAATCACCTCCAATCATCCGTGTCGAAGACGCTCGTGATCTCGTTGCTCATTTATCGCCGCCCCCTTTCGTAGACGGTAACTTCTCGACCTTTTCCATCAGGCGCATTGCCGTTCCGTTCCCGCCCATCTTTTTGTATGGCTGATACAGATAGTGATCAAGTTCGTGATACTCATCCGATGAGATATAGCCTCGCTCGATGTATCGCTCCGCGCGGTTGATGATTTCCGAATACGCAAGGCCCATCAGGAGCTTGTTCTTTCCAGATCGCTTGTCGAGGACGCGAATCACGAGTGTCCAGAGTCCGTTTGAAGCGAGTATGCCGCCCAAAAGAGCCAGCGCGAATTCATACCACGTCATTCGTCTTCGCCCTCCGTTTCTTCTTCCGCCTCTTCCGGTGTAGCCGCTTCGAGTTCTGCGAGCGCCTCTTCGAGCTCGTTGATCCTCGCCCGCCATGCCCGGCGCTTCTCTACGGTGTCGCCGTACTGTTCCAGATACGCCGCACAGACCGTTTTCAGGTCCGCGAAGGTGTCGCAGTCTGCGACGTTTTCGAGGAGCTTGTACAGGGAATAGTCCGTGTCGCGGAGCAGGATTTTACAGGCGTTGATTTCCGCCTGAATCTGTTCCATCCGTTCATTGTTCTCGTTGTTCATTTGTGCATCTCCTTGTGTGCTTTTTCCACGGGCAGAACCCGAAGAGTCGGAACGTTAATCCCGCGAAAGCGTGCCAATACATCACTCAATTTGATTCTCCTTTTTCCGCGCCCACAAGGGGCGCGGATTTTGAAATGGGATTACGAGATACGGAAGCAGACGGGGGCCGCGACGTTCGTGGCGGAGGCGGCATTGAGGTTGGCAGGGCCGTAGTCGGCGATACAGCACCAGTACGAGGAGTTGCCCGCATAGGCAGACAGAAGCCACCAGAGCGCACGGCCAAACGCGAGCCGGTTCATGCTGTTCGCGAAAAAAGGGTATTGCACCGATCCGCCGTTGGAATACCCGCTCTTTCCGCTCCACATCGGCGCGCCGTAGACCTCAACCTCGGTCGGGAACCAGACTTTGCCGCAACTCGCCCAGCCCCAGTTATTGTCATCCGTGAGCAGGGAGCCCGCGGTGTACCGTCTCGGAAGCATTAACCGCTTTTCAACGATGACGTTTTTGAGGGCAGTCGGCATGTAGTAGTAAATGCCGTCCGACGTATAGTCCTTTGCGGCAAGCGTGGGGTTCGCCGCCGCGGTCGACGGAACCTGCCCGGACAGGCTGTTCGCGTACAGGTAGGCGTCGGACGCCAGCCACGGGTGATCCGAAATCGATGTGCCGTTGTTGTAGTTCGCGGGGTTGATCGGCTTTTTCGTCGGCCACAGCCCGGCCCAAAAGTCGATGTGGTTTCCGACAGCCGTACTGCAATAGTTTTTGTAGGTGTTGATTCCGATGATCCGCGCCTGAAGCTGTGTTGCCGCCTGATTCGTGCAGGTGAACGGGATGTAGTCGCCGACATGGATTCCCGTGAAATCACCGTTGGTGATCCGGCTTTTGATCCATGCCCACGGATTCCCGCCCGCCGCCGTGATCTCCGTTGCGAATTTCACAGTAAGGTCGATACCCGTATAGGGATCGCCGGGGACGTCCCGAACGGCGTCTCGAAGCACGCTGAACGGAACTTTTTTCGTTCCCGTCGCGCCGGACGTGTCTTTGAGGAAAATATCCGTGCTCGCAATGTCCGTCGCAGCCGGGTACGCATTGAATTTCGGCATTTTCAGCCCTCCTTATCTTGGTTTTGTGTTTCGGTGAAGGTGACGAATCCGGCAAGCGCGTCCAGATCGGCGCAGGACAACCGGAGGTTTTCGGTGATCGGGATTTCGACCGGGGGCATATCCCACTCGACGGAAAACGCGAGCAGTTCGTTCTCCTCCTGTGTCTGCGCCGGGGAGCGTGGCCCCTCGTGCCTGTTCCGGACTTCCTCCGCGCGGGAGCGGAAGAAGTCCATTTCCTCGTTGACGCGCCGGATCATTTTCGAGAGCTTGTAGGCAATCGGGAGGGGAAGGGCCTGTCCGACGAGTTTTTGGAAAGCGGGCACCGCGGTGATAAGGTTGTAGTAGGTCATTTTATACTCCTTGTGTTATACCAAATCAAACGGGTCTCCGTTTCCATCCACGAATATCAACCGTGTTCCTGCTGTATTTGTGCATAAATAGGAGCCGTTTGAAAAACTGAACTTGCCGATGCGACTTGCATTTTCAAAAGTGAAGGATCCCAAGGCGCGGAATTCATCGGAGAACACGCCATTATAGCTTCCTTGTGTATAAAACTTGTTCGCGTGTATGGTGTCAAAATAGGTTGTGGCGTCTCCGAGATTCCAATTTCCTGCACTTTGGGGGAATACCTTTTTGTTTCTGATGTCAATTCGCAAACTATCGGAGGAAACCGCGTCTTCTGCAAAAACGGCGATATGACCGTTTATGAGAACGCCCCTTGTTGAAAGAGCAGTATTGAGAAGTCCGAGCCGAACATACCCCGCCCATGTCCCTGAAATCAATCCTTCAATGATGACATAGTCATTCGAGGAAGTATAATATACTTTCTCGATATGAAGGTTTGCGACATCTATCCGATCCGCCGAAATCTGTCCGGTCGTGATCCGTCCGCCGTCAATGGAGGTGGAGCCACCCGAACCGAGGTCGGAGGGGCGAACAAAGGTTGTGAAACCCGCGAAGTTGATCTTGTCGGCCTTGATGTTAATGGCAGAACTGTCTGCGTTTGCCACAAGCTGCAAGAGAGCGCGTACATTGGAACCAATCGTGCCGGAACCATAGGCCGCAGTCAGGGATATATCGGCACTCAGAGACGTTACCGTCTGAGAGATTTCCGTCATGCCCTGTCCGATGCCGTTGATCGCGTTGTCAATGACGGGTTCCGTCGTGTTTTCCGAGCCGTCGTCGAAGTAGACGTGAGAACGTGTCCAGATGTATTTCCCGGAGGCCCATGCAGGACAAGTTGTCGTCCACGCACCTCCCGTTGGAGTTTGATCGGACGACGAGAGATAGTATTCCGGAACTACCCGAGAGACTCCGACGCCATCTTCACCTTGTTCGCCGTCTGCTCCCGTTTCGCCGTTCTCGACGAAAATGACCGGGGAAGACCATTCGGATGCCGCGATGGAATCCTGCGAACCGCTGCTTGCCGCTGTCGCTTGGATAACATAGCAGGGGTTTGCAACATAGAAGCCGTCAATCGTTTTCCCGTTGTTGTCTAACACGAAATTCCCGCTCGAATCCTGTATCGCCGCTTCGCCGTCTTCCGATTCCGGAATCGTCTGCGACCATCCCGCGAGGTCGCCTGAGAGAACGCCGGAAGCGAAGGTATAGGTCAAGGCGGACGACGGCTTCGTCGGAACTGCGTCAGATCGCATGAAGAGGAATACCGTTGCCACATTCAAGCCCGAAGGCCCGGTAGGACCAGTAGGCCCGGTGTCGCCGGTTTCGCCCTGTGGACCCTGAGGGCCTGTGGCCCCTTGCGGACCGGTTTCGCCCTGTTGACCATACACCCCTATCACGCGCTTACTCGTCGTCGTACTGGTGGCGTCTGTATAGGTTATCTGTTCATAGTTCCACAGATAGCGGTTGGAAGCCGTGGGCTGTACTACGCTTGTTCCGAATGCGTTGTCAGCGGGTGCCGTGGTACTGTTGTTGATGGCGTAATATTCCGTGATGCTGCTGATGCCTTTGCCCGCAGTTCCCGTATCACCATACGTCGCCGCAATGTGTTTCGCGGTCTTGCTGGTGCTGTTGTCGGTGTAGGTGATGAGCTCGTAGTTCCACACGTATTTGTTGGAAGCCGTAGGCGTCTTAACGGTCGTAGAAAACGAGCTGTCAGCGGGAGCCGTAGTACTGTTGTTCAGCGCGTAATACTCCGTAACCGAGCTGATGCCCTTGCCCGCTGGTCCCTGAGGACCGGTAGCACCCTGAGGGCCTGTAGCACCCTGAGGGCCGTTCTCGCCTTGACGAGCCACGCCATAAGCAACGGTGTTGTCGGAAAACGTGGTCTTCGTCCAAAGGTACTTACCGGGATCGACCGACACAACGCTGTTGCTCCATGTCCCGGTAGGCGCGCTTGTGGAACTCGCTCCCTGTTGATACTGGATTGAGGAAACGGTTACGCTTGAACCGGATTGTCCAGTCTCACCCTGTTGTCCCTGTTGTCCTTGTTTGGCATAAGTGTACGTTACGGTATCGGGAACGCTGGAATCCGTGTAATCGGTTACCGTTCTCGTCCAAAGGTACTGTCCGTCCGATACAGAAGGGATGTTGTTCTGCCACGACGACGGCTGAGTAGATGCGGACGCAGACGTTCCGTAAGTAACTGTCACGCTGCTGATGCCTACGCCTTGTTCGCCATTCTCGCCCTGTCTGGCAACGCCGTATGCAATCGAATTGTCCGAAAAAGTAGTTTTTGTCCACAAATACTTTCCGGGATCGACCGACACGGGAGAATTGCTCCATGTGCCGGACGGAGCCGTCGTGGCACTTGTGCCAGCCTGATACTTGATAGATGTTACGGTAATGCTCGTACCGGGAGTACCCGGAGTGCCGGGGGTTCCGTCTTCACCCTGTCTCGCGTATGTGTAGCTAACAGTATCTTGGACTGACGAATCCGTGTAATCGATAATGCTCCGCGTCCAAAGATAATCGCCTTCGCCAACAGACGGGATGCTGCTCGACCAGTTTGACGGCATAGAGGACGGGGACGAGGAAGTGCCGTAAGTGATGGTTACGCTGCTGATTCCGTTTCCGCTCGGCCCTTGAGGGCCGGTAGCACCCTGAGGGCCTGTGGCCCCTTGCGGACCGGTGGGACCAGTTTCACCCTGCGGCCCCGGTGCGCCGTCTTCGCCGTTTTCGACGAGGAGAGTGGGCGTCGTCCATTCGGTATAAGGGATTGTGTCGGTAGAATCCTGCGAATACGCCGTTGCCGCCGTCACATAAAGTGGATCGGTCCCGGAGGGAAAGGTCTGAGACCACCCGGAGGGAACAGAAGTCAACGTCTTTGACGCAAAATTGTAGGTGAGGTCGTTTCTCCATCCGATGGACGGTGCGGAAGCGGAACGTTTATACAGATAAACGATAGCGGTATTGTAACCGTTGCTTCCCGGAGAACCGGGCGTGCCGGGAGAGCCGTCCTGCCCCTTTGCGCCTTGAATGCACGTAGGGGCGGAGATACTGACGTGCGGATTCTCTACCGTGCTGTCTGCATACGTGGTGACGGTCCGCTGCCACATATATTTGCCGTCTTCCCACGCGGGAGCCGTCGTAGACCAGTCGGAAGAAGGCGCGGTGGATTGAGATGTGGAGAGCGCATATTGTACCTCAACCGTTGCGACGGCGACCTCTTCGACCCCTTCGACGCGCTGAATGATGGAACCGATGCTTTGTTCCACGGTGGACACGCGCCCGTCAACAGCGGAGATTTGCCCGGCGATCCGTTCGCTTTCGACGCGGAAGGAGACCTGCATCGTTTTCAGCCGACGTTTGACCTCCCGCTGTTCCGGGGACTGGTAGGGGTATTCGTGATCGATTTCGTTTTCCGCAGGTGCCGAAATATCGCTTGCGAATAAACTGTTGAAGGTCGTGCTCTGTTTGGCGAGAAGCCCGGTGATCCCGGCGACGGTCACTTCGTCCCCGATCTCCGCGGCAGGATCGACGAGCGTGCCTTCCGCCTCGTAGGGTTGATAGTGATACCCTTCCAGAGACGCGAGGACGGCGTTTGCCATCGCCTGTGTCGCCCACGGGCAGGTGACCTCAAGCGTCCGCCCGGTATCGTTCCCAGCCTCTACATAGACCTCTTCGTCCAGATTCAGAATGACGTGCGTGATCTCCTCGAACGGATCGTCCGACGTGACGCGGACGGCCTTGTCGCCGAGCGAGATTTCATCCGGGGTTTCGTCGATACGAACGAGCCGGAGCTTTCCGTCGTCCGTGATGATCCAGTTTCCGGCATGAGCCGCGGCGATGAAGCCGAGGACTTCGCGCATGGTATAGCCCGCGGGAAGTTCCACCTCGTAATCTTCGAGGACGGTGCGCTCGTCGAGCGTGATGCCCATTCGGGTAACGATCTCGGAAACTACGGACGGCATGAGCCGCGGCCATTCTCCGACGTCTCCCTCTTCGACGTAAACGTCTTCGGCTTTGAGCATCACGTCATAGCCCGTGAGGGTGAGAATCCCGGTGGCCTTGTCCAGATCGCGGGTATCGGTATAATAGATGCCTTTCGGAATCCATTCGCTCACCCCCGCCTCGCCGACGAGCCGCACTTCCGGCTGAATCTTCGCCATGCGCGGAATGATCGCTCCGTGAGGATAGAAGCGAACGGTGATTTCGCGGGAAACGCACCCGCCGAAGGAGAGCGTTTCAGAAGGGAAGAGCGCGCCGGAGGAACGTACCTCGAACAAATCCGCTTCTTCTACCGTCAACACGGAAGGGAAGATCGCCTCCGCGTTCACCTGTGCCCCGTCGTTGTCAAGAACGTTTTCCGACGCGGAATCAAACAGAATATCTCCGGCAGGAGAAAGCTGGTCGATCTTCACCCGCACTTCGACGCGATGAGGTCCCGCGGCAATCGTCTCATAGAGACTGCTGACTGTCTGCATTTCCTCACCTCACTTTTCGACGAGCGGGAACGTAATTCCCGCCCACCATTCCGTCCCGTCGCTTTTTCTCATGAGAAACTGCGCGGGGTTATTGTTGGAATACATTTCCTTCGTCACAATACCGCTCATCGGGTCTCCGTACCGTACATTCACATATTCCGGCAGGATTGCGGTAAGAACGATGTGTGCTTCATAATCCGTCAGAGGACGACAAGTTATATCGAGACGAATTTTCGTCGCAACACGTCCGCGGTGCATGATCCCGTCAAGGGTTCTCCCGCTGTCCGGCGCGTCGATGTCGGAGCGCTGCCATTTGAGGCCGTTATTCGCGATAAAAGGGAGCATATCGATCCCGTTTATCTCAAAGATCATGATGATATACCCCCTTTATACGTTTTGAAGTGTACGCCCATACATGCGGTTTGTGCGGTTCTGTTCGTTCGTGACCTCTCGGGTGATCTTCCGCCCGTCGATATAAGCGGATGTGTCTTTCTCCCGGACTGTCATGATAATCTGCTGCGCCACAGCGTAGAGAGCGTTCACCACGTCCTCATTCGCATCGCGCACACCGGAAGAGATGCCTTCCACGATCTGGTCGTTGTTCGCTACCGCCGTTCTGCCGCCGATATTGCCGACAAGCTCGGGCCCGGCTTCACGAGCCATAAAGAGCTCGCCTGTCTGCGGGAAACCGCCTTGTGCGTACCAGTCGACCGAGATATGCGGGATAGACGGAGGATTGAGAGAGAAGGAACCTTCGATGGAGAAGTGCGGGAGTTTAATCCTCGGCAGCTCCCAGTCGAATTTGAAGAAGGATTTCAGCTTCTCAACCGCCTGTTTGACCGTATTCTTGATGGCCTCAAACTTATCGTGAATCGTCGTTTTCAGAGCCGTAACTTTATCGGTCACGGTGTTCTTAATAGACGTCCATACCTCTGTAACTTTGTCCTTGACTGCGGTGAATTTATCGACGGTGCCTTTCTTGATGTATTCCCACGCTTTGAGGACAGCTTCTTTGATCTTTTGACCGATCTCGATGAAAAAGGTCTTAATGGGCTCCCACAGTTCCTTGGCCTTGGTGCTAATCGCTTCCCAAACACCGACGAGGAATTCCCATGTAGCCTCCCAGCCTTCTTTGATCGCGTCCCATGCGCTCGTGATGACTTCGATAATCCATCCGAACACACCGTCAAGGATTTCGACAAGGCCGTTCCATGCACGATCCCAGTCACCCGTAAGCACCCCTGCGACAAATTCGATAAGGCCGTGAAGAATGTCAATGACCGCGCCGATGGTTACATTGAAGATATGACCGAGCCATTCAAGGAATCCGCCGATATGCTCGACCGCGAGGTCGACAATAGGCTTGATGAATTCCCACAGCTTTGCGATGATCTCTCCGAGGCCCGAGAAGATTTCACGAATCTTCTGCGACTTTTCCTCGAAGACAGCCCGCATTTCTTCAAAGAACCTTGTAACGCCTTCGATGATCTTAATGATAAGGTCTTCAACCCAAGTCACGATGGGCTCGATCTTATGCCAGAGGTCGAGGATGCCTTCCCATACGGGCTTCACAAATGCAACGACCGCTTCCACAATGGCAGCGAGCGCGTTTTCAACCGCAGGGACGAGCTTCTCCACGACCCACGTGGCAATCGGGAGGACGACTTCTTCGTAGAAGTCACCGAGAATCTGACAAATCAGCGCGATTGCACTTTCAACTGCCTCGCTCAAACGGGCAAACCCTTCGAGCAGGGGGGCAAAGTCGATCCCGGCAAGCCATTCTGCCGTAGCAGCGAGAATCCGATGATACAGGCCGAGGATGTCATTGAGCATATTCCACCACGCTTGGAGGATGCGCAAACCGTTGTCGTTACTGTTCCACGCTCGCTCAAAGGCCGCGGCGAAGTTCCCGATGATGTTGAGGATGTCTGCGACGATTTGAAGGATGAGTTCAAGCGTCTGCTGACCGGTTCCGTTGGTGAAAACCTGTCGGAACGTCTCTCCGATAGCGCGACACAGGGACAGGATGTTTGCCAGCGCGTTCTGGAAAGCCTCGATGACCTTTGCACCCTGATTGTCCCACGCGTTTTTGAACACGTCGAAGATGTCCGAGAAGTTCGGGAGGTTCGCCATAAACTTTTCAGCCCACGACGTACCATCAAAGGCCACTTCCTCAAACATCCCTGCGTAATCAGGGGTGTCGTCGTCCTTACTGGAACTACCGCTGTTCGGGTCGTTGAGAAGGTTGAGCTCGTCGAAACCGAGAACGGTCTTTTTCAGCTCCTTCGCGCTATCAGCCGCTTTACCCGCAGCTTTCGCGTATTCCTTCTGCTGTTTGACGGCCTTTGTCCAAGAGCTTGCACCGCTCAGAAGAGCGAAGAGACGGTTGAGCTCATTGATAAGCTCAACGATCTTGTCCACAAACGCGTCAATGAGAGGAGCCGCCGCATTGATAATCGGAGCAAATGCCGCGCCGAGGGAGTTTTTGAGATACTGGGAAGAGGTGGCGAGCTTGTCCATTGAGGCCGCAAACGGCCCATCGAGGAGTTTTGACCATTGATAGAGATTGTCAATCCCTTCCTTAATGCCCTGCGTGACTGTTTTAATCAAGCCACGTATAATACGGTAGAATAGAATCCGTTTCAGAGAGCTAAGAAAGCCCCCGAGACGGCTTGTCACCGATTTTATTGCCGACCCGACTTTCTTAATCGGCGTTAAAGTTGCATTCCCAAAAGCCTTGATGATGTTCTTCCCAGCTCGTGCGGCAGCACTACCCGCTTTACTCGCCGCGGAACCGATAGCCGAGAACACTTTCGGGAGCCCGAATACGGTGTCATAGTTGAAGCCGAGGTTTGCGAGACGGGCTTGGAAGTTGGTAAGCTCTCCGGTAGCTTCTCCTACCACCCGCTCAACTTCTGCGAAGGCTTCTGCGACCTGTGCGACCCCGCCAGTCTGGAAGCTGGCAGTCGGATCAACCGCAGCGGTTGTGGTCGGAACATTCGCACGGAGAGATTTCTGTGTAGGGATATTCACAGAGGACATAGAGGAGGCAATGCGCTCCACGTTGGAGGCCGCTTCATCCAGCCCCGCGAGATTAGAGAAATCAAGTTTCGAGAGTTTAGAAAGATTCGATACGGCCTTCGACAGGGCTTCATTGTTCGAGGACAGCTTGCCTATCGCTTCCCCCAGCTTCTCCACCTGTGCCAGACCCGGGAGGTTCGACAGGGCTTCCGATATGCCCTTCAACTTGTCCAATGCCTTCGTGAGATTCGTTAGCTTCTTCGACGCGCTCGCCGTCTCCGCTTGAATCTCTATGTCGATCCGTTCCATCGGTTCGTTTGGCATCGTCCTCCACCTCCTCTTTATTGAATTTCTTGTTCACGTCCTGCGCCCATTGTTTGAGCTTGATGCGCAATTCTTCGGCCTTGGCCTCGTCATCACGCTTCTTACGGGCTTCCCGTTCCGCTTCGTCTATTGCATAAGGCTCGGCGGGGTACTCAATGGGCTTGGTGCCGTGTTTCGCAAAGGGACGGAGGATCGGAGCCATATCCCCGATAGCTTCGTAGACGTAAAGCCCTTGGAGCCACATTTCCGTATTCCTTCGCTTTTGCCGAAGTTGATCCGCCCTTCGGAAGTGTCGAACCGCCTCTGCGGGGCCGCACCAGTATTGCTCATACGACATACCGATGGAGAGGTAATACCCGCAGAGCTCGTCGAACACTTCCGAATAGCAGACTTGTTTTGTCTCAGGAGGGGAGGTTAGAAATCCGCTCCCCAAGTCGCGTTTCCCTCGCCTTCCTCCGGGTCATCGAAGAAAGCCTCAAAAGGTTCCGCGTACATTTCGCCGAGCTTGTCGATGAGACCTTCCTTGTCAGGAAGATGCTCGAAAATCTTGGAGATCACACCGGGCTTGATTTTCCGATGGTGAGCGAGGAACGCTCCGGCAAACAGGACGGGAAGGGTGCTCATAGGCTTTTCCCCAATATCCTGAATGCGGAACCCCTGCTTTTCCATCAGCGTAATGCTCTCGCGGGTGTATTCCAGAGTGTACGTTTCGCCGTCGTAGGTCACGCGCATTGTCTTAGACATAAAAACCTCCGATTAGACCGTAGCCGTAAAGGTAATCGCGGTGGACGGGGTAGCGGTGACTTCCATTTCACGGACTTCGCCGACACCCTTGCCGAGAAGACGAATCGTGAGGTAGCCCTTGAAAGTGAACTTGCCGTCAGAACCGGAATCATCGCCGAGATACAGGGCAAGGTCTTTTTCGGTGCCTTCATAGCCACGGATCGTGGAGAAGGTGGATTCGTCATAGTTGCACGTAAAGGGGAGACCGGAAGAGCCGGGGGATTTCAGACCCGGGATGAAGGTACGCATGGTATCGGTAAGGGTGGTGGTTTCTACCGTCTCCGGCGAATCTTCGAGGTCAGGATAATCCTTAATGTCCACGAGTTTCGCGTAGGTGATGGTACCAGAACCCGAGCCGATCATCAGGAAGGTTTTGTTGGTAAGAGTAGCCATTTATATCACCTCGTAGATATTTCATTTGTTGTCCCATCGCTGACGATTCCTCGGTACTGCCCGACAAGTCGGTAAGTAATAGGAGCCTCTTCTTCGATAGGACGTCTGCCAAGCCGGGTAAAACCACGGCCTACCATCACGCCGTCAATGACGGCGAAAATGTCTTTGCACTCCGCTTTCGCGCCGGAGGTTTTCGAGGAGAACACGTTCACCTCAAACATGACCTCCGCGTGGTTCTCCAAGCTGCCGCTGTCCTGCGTCTTCCGGTAGACTGCATTGTCCGCCTCTTCGACGCACACGCAGGGGAAGACGGTCGGAGCGAGGTTGAGCTTGGAGTACACATTGATTGTCGTGAAATTTGTGCGGAGTTCCGCAGAAACGGCAGAAAAGATTTCGTTCTCAATATCGATCATCGAAATACCTCCTTTACCGTTTCCTCGATTTTGTTACGGATTTCCTTTCCCGCGTCGTACATGGCACGAGCAGGAGGGTTACCGTATGTCACAACCCATCCGAAATGGGGCAATGTCGGATCATCTTGTAGATCACCGTGAGTTCCCGGATCACCTTGATACCGCCATTTATCCAGCTTACCAAGGCCGTGTCCGTAGGTTCCGCGGATCGCCCCGAACCTGTCCGCCTCGGGATGAGCTTCGGAAAAGTGCACACCCGTTCCGAACTCGATGAAGGCTACGGCGTTTCCGTCTGCGTGAATGATGCAATGGTTATCACCGTCCCGTTCCGTCGAGACCTGCACGTCGTTTGTGCCGTCATATCGAGCCTCGGCGAATTTCACCGTTGCAACGTCCAGCCCGATTTTGGCAAGTTTCTCGATAAGCTGCTTTACTCTCTCCGTGATACCGCCACCCGTGCCGTTGATGCGCCGAATCACGCTGTCTATGCCGCTGACAGAGACCCTCATGTGACCTCTACCCGCTCAATCGCATAGGCTACGGTGTTCAGAGTACGTGCGGCACGTTTCACGATGTAATCATAGAGAGGACGGTTAATGGTGGTGGTTACGAGGTCACCCTTATTGTCAACTCCGATAGCAATGGATGTTTCCACCACCTCCGGCGGTTTGTCGACAAAGAGCACCGTGTCCTCCACGATAGGGAAGTCGGGATCGTCCATGACGATTACTTTATCATACGACAGGTTCCGTCCGAAGACTTCCTCCTGTACCTCCCCATGTGCGGCGGAGACGTTAGCCATCGCTTTCATGGGAGCCTTGTAAATCACCGCATATTCCCCGGTCTGGTTGCCGTCCTCGTCCACAAGTTCGACCTTGCTATCAAAGAGGCAGTACCAGAAGGGGACGCGGTTTCTACGGAGGCATTTCATACGACCACCCCCGCGAGCGGAACGACGCAATCCAGCATTTCATCCGGGATTTCTGCCCCCGAGAAGGTACGGAAGATCCCGTTCTCCCCGTGATAGGTCTCGCCCTCTGCACCACGTTTCATCATCATGTAGTGAGCGATTTCTACTTGGAGCAGGGAATACCGGGAAGGTACTGTCAGCTCGCCGCTTTTGAAGGGATAGGCTTTTGCGATGATCTTTTCGCCCGCAATGCGGAGGAAGGTGAGCAGAACGTTGTCATCTTCCGGGTCGTCTGCATCATCGAGCATCATTCGCAGGGTTGCAAGTTTCTCGGCTTCGGTCATTTCTGCTCACCTCCTTTTACGATTTCGGTTTTGGTTTCGGAGTGCTCTTCTTTTTCCCGCCGTTCCCGGCAGGTTTGGAAGCGTTACCCGCTACCACCGAGTAAATCTGAATCATTTACGAATCCTCCAACGTGAGGCCCGAGAGATCGAATTCCTGTACCACGGAGGCATCGTCCTTCCACGCAACTACGCGGATTTTCTGAGTGTCTTTATCCGTGATTCGGTACACGCAAATGCCGTCATCGCCCAGTTCTACGGGATGTCCAACCGTGCCGCCGACAAGCTCGACAGTAATTTTGTCAGCCTCGGGGACACACTCGGAATGAATCGCAAGGTAGTTACCGGACTGTTCCGACACGTCGCCGCTCCATCCGGTATAGCCCGTGACATAATGCAGGGTACCTTCAATCGTTCCTTCTACGGGATCGATCTCAATGTCTTCCTGTAAGTCTGCCACGACCTTACCGAGTAAGTCTTCGTCTGCCGCGATGTCGGCGTCACTCGACAGACTGATTAAAAAGACGTGGGGGTGATTTCGTAGTAGCCGAGGGTCTTCGGGTTAGCACCAGCAGCGGGAGTGACTTCGGTGTAGCCAAGGCCAGTCGCTTCGTAGTAGGTGTGAGCATCGTTCACGCTGGTGTCTTCGGTGACAGCCGCAGTACCCTGCACGATCTTAACCGCCTTGTTGTAGTTGGTAAGAGCAGCGAGGTAATACTTTCTCGTGAAGATGGTGTTCAGACGGATATTCGCATCGTCCGCAGAACGCTGAGAGCCAACAGACTGCTCGACGTCGACGCCCTTCTTGACGAACAGAGTGACCGCTTCACGGGTAGCCGTGCAGATCGTACCACGAGTAGCATCCTTCTTGGTGTAGATGTTCATGCCAGCCACGGTGCCGACATAACCAGTACGGGAGAACGCCTCAACGTATTTGAGGTCATCTTTCAGAGCCTTGCGGAGAGCCGCGACGTCTGCCGGATGAACGAAACCGAAGATGTTTTCGTTTTCGAGCTTCTCGGAGTTGTAGAGGGATTCCGCATCAGCGAAGGCCGCGAAGTCGAGGGAGCTAACCACGACAACCTTGGTCGCCTTCTTGAATTCTGCGTAAATGTCGCCGTTGACGGTATTGAACATATCCGTACCAGCGTGACGCATACCAACCGGAACGATCATCGGGTCGGTCATCGCATCCTCGTCATAATACTTGAAACGGTTCTGAGCGAGGAGGATGGTGTAGTCCTTCTGCGTATAACCGACTTCAATGGACTGGGTGTTACCGTAGCCAACCGCGAGCTTCTGCGTACCGTTGGTAGCGGAGTACACGTTGATCTTGCGGATCATGCCGGGGTTGCCGACGAGGCCGCGGTCGATCTTGCAGAAGTTCTGCAAATCGAGGTGGGAGTTGAACTGGTCTTCAACTTCGTTGGAGAGGAAGAAGTTGCTATAAGGAGTATTAGACATCGTTAAGTACCTCCGTTGTAGAGTTTGTTGTAATCGTCCGGGTGATCGTTTGCGAACTTAAACCGTTCTTCGTCCGTCAGCCCCCGGAACTTTTCGAGGGTCATGGCACTCGCCCCGTCCGATCCGGCAGGAGGAGTAGACCCACCTTTAAGGAGTTCAGCCTTCAAGGATTTGTCATGCGCTTCGAGGAACTTCTGCTGATTCGCAATTACTTTCGCTGTGTCACCGTCCGCAAATGCCGCTGCCGTATCTCCGGCAAGGGCCGCGTCGTAACCGAGCGAGAGGAACTTTGCGGTGTAATCAGCGACAGTTTTGTCACGCCGCAGACTGGCAAGCTCCTGTTTCATGGATTCGAGTTCCTCAGCAGAGGCCGCGGCCTTCCGCTCCTCCTCGCTTAACTGGTCGTTGTACTTCTTCTTCCAGTCAGCCGCTTCGGAATTCGCTTTCGATACCGCACTCTTATACCGTTCGAGCTCCGAGGTGTTATCCTCATACTCATAGGCTTCGAGGGCGGCGAGTTTTTCTTCGGGGCTCATTTTGTCGTAGCCCTTAATGCCGCTCACATCAATCTTCGGCATATTGTCCTCCTGCGTTTTAACGTCTTCCCTGACGGTATTTTCCGTTTGTTGACGAGGTTTTCCTCCCCGCTGCGTTTTAACGTCTTCCCTGACAGATTGCCGGGGCAGGGATCGAACCTGCGAACCTTCGCGGCATGAGCGCGACGTGCTTCCTCTGCACCACCCGGCTATATAGAAAAGGGCTACAAACAGTTTCCTGTTCATAGCCCCTGTTGGCTGTAACCCCTCACCCAGTTGCGAGGGTCTTCTTTATCTTTACTTGTCTCTGGATTTCAACGACGACGATCTGTCCGCCGACGTATTTGATCTCCGCGGTATTCCCGCGTTTGAGAATCTTCTGTACAATCTCCCACAATTCGGGCGGCATTTACTCCTCCTTGAACGGATCGGGCACCCACCAGCAGCGGCAGTTACGGTGCGGCTTCGGGGGAAGCTCGTCGATCTCGTATATCTCACCGTGGCGGTCTTTGCATTCCGCGCACCGTCTTTCATCCTGCCGCGTGAGCCACATGACCTTCTCGACGCCCGCGTCCTTATATGCCTTAACTGCCGTGTTATCGGTCACGATGATCGATTCTTCCCGCAGTCTGCGGACGAGGGTTCTGAGTGCACGTTCTCGCTCCCCATCGAGGTCTTTGGTGGCGAGAACGGCTTCTGCATACAGGGCAGCATAGCGGTCAAGGTCGTTGCGGAAGACCGTCCGGGTCACAGGATTGTAGGCCGTGAGATACCCGTCTACTGTTTTCTCGGTGATCTTCCGCTCGACTTCTCTACTGTGAGTAGAAAGTGCTCTCTGCTCGGCGTACACGTGACGCGCCAACCGTAGAAACATCGTTTTAATGATGCCGTACAGCTCATTGTAGATGTCCCGGGTGCCGTGAAGGACGTTTAGCTCATCGAAGGGAAGGAGCCGAGCCGAAGTAAACATCCGAATCGACTTCTTCGTGAGATACCGGACTACTTTGTCCGCGTACTCATACGGATTCTTCTTCGGATATTGTAACTTCGTCTCCCTCATTCTCGTCCTCCGCTAACTCCTTCTCCATTTCGGCAAGCTCGGCCTGATACTGTTCCTCACTCATATTGTAAGCGAGGTCAGGATCGGCGAACATACCGCAATGCTCGAAGGCCAGCTTGCGATGAATCTTCGGATTTGCCAGCATGGTAACGAGAACCTGTGATTTCTCTTGAATGTTCTCATAGTTGCGGCGGGTAAACCGGATGCCGATGTCCGCGAGCTTCACGGAGATTCCCCTCAGAACGTCCATCATATTAAGGGCGAGTTTGAGGAATTCCCGCTCGGAGCGGATGAACATGAGCTCAGAATCCTTTGCCCGAGCCTCGGCAGCCGACCATCCGTCGCGTAGCTGGACTGCGCTACCCGTGTCACTTGTCGAAGTTCCCCCGTTCCGGTTCGGCATACCGCAAATGGTAAGAACCGTCTGGTAGAGGTCGTTCTTCAAGGTTTGTGTCTGCGTCTGGTTCAGCTCGTGAACGAGGTATTCCACGTCGGTGTCCTGCGGAATCTTCAAAGCCCCGAGCTCTTTGAGCTTCACAAAATCGGATGATTCAATGTCGACGCCCTTGAAGATCATAAACGCCTGTACAAACTGTTCAAGCCCATCCAGTCTATCCGACGCACTCGCATTGATCGCATCGAGAAGCGGGAGCACGATCTCGAAGGCCCCGAGCCGCGCCTCGTTCGCAGGGTACTCAATGATAGGAATACCGTTATAGTAGCGGTTTTCGATCTTTTGCACCCCATCATTTACGATCTCGTAGTAAGCGTCCTGCGTGTAAACGGAGAACACCACCGTGAGGTCTTCTTTCTGGACGAACCGAACGCCCATCAACGGATGATGGTCGAGGCCGGAGTAGTAGACAACAAAGGTCGTCCGCGGGTCGAGAGTGTAGATATGGAACGGGGAATCCTCTTCGTCGTCCGACTGGGAGGGAAGAATCATACGAAACGATGTCCCGCAGATATGGAACCAGTCAGCGAGCTTCTTGTCTTCCGACGCCTTGCTTTCACCGTACACGTACTCATTGAGACGGTTGATCGCCTCACCCGCAGCTTCATTCGATCCACGGTTCACGTACTGCACAGGCTCACCGACGAGGTAACCCGTCTTGAAGGAAACAATCTCGTTCGCCCGGTTTTCAACGATTTTATTGCAAATATCCGCCCGGGTTTCTTTCTCCCGTTCGAGAATCGGCTGGTAGCCTTTATAGTAATCCCAGAGGTACTGGATGTCGGCCTGATTCGTAATATGGGTAGCCCTCGCTTTGTTGAGAACATCCACGACATTCTCAGCGGTAATCACATCCACGTCCGAATAGATAATCTTCCGACCAGTCAGCACACGTCCTGCCGCCATTCAATCCCCTCCTTCGTTTTTATCTGGTTTCTCATACTACATTATACCATTCCTCTGTGGCCTTGTCAATAGTTCATGGCTTGTAACCACAACATTCTTGTTATTGCAAAAACGCAAAAAGCTACCCCGGAGAATAGGATAGCTTAATGCGGAAAGGATATAGGAAAACAGCGGACATGGAGGTTGCCCGTTATCATTATACCACTCCCTATGTCTCGTGACAAGGGGTAAACATGAGGAATCAGAAGGGCCGTTTGAATATCTCCACCCGGGTTGTCATGCGGAGCATATTGATCGCCATTGTCAGCGAATCCGGGGCGTCATCGTTCTTGTTTTTGCCAAGTGCCTTATATGATAAGACATTCTGCATAAACAGGGAATAGGGCTTGTCTCTGCACCCGCTCTCGCGGAAGATCATCCGCTCTCTAATATCAGGAGCCTTATCGAAAATCCTCTGGAACTTCGCCTTGTCTGTCGGTGCAGCTTTGGAGGTGATATTGAGCCGAATACCCCTCTGTTTCAGCAGCTCTTCGACCCCCTCCTTGTATGCCTCCGTTGCTTTGGTCGCTTCAAACTGTGCGGCCTGTACGTGGTTGCGTTCAATGGCCTCCGCTAACAACGGCTGGGTGACGGTCTTATCCCCGTTGTCATATACCACGTCATGGACATAGACGTCCTCCCCGTACTGATAGCACACCGGGGCCGCTACAAAGTCCCCGCCCCCGAAGGCCGGGTCAACCGCCATAAACACGCGATCAGGTTCTCCGTCAGGCAGCTCGCCATTATAGTACCGGAACCCGTCAGGCGTAAACAGCGCACCTTCTCTTTCAATCGGGTCTCCCATATACTGAGCAGACCACGACGCGATGTCGTTGTTCCTCTCAAAAGACGCGCGCCGCTGGTGGTAGTAGTCCGACGAGAAACCTACGTTATATTCATACTCGAAGTTCGATTCATCGTCAGAATCCAGCGCGGGGAGGTTGATATTCTCCACCCGCCTGTTTTTGTATGCCGGGTCGTTTTCCAAGAGGTCAAGCCGCACACCGATGGGGTCAATAATACTCCACCGCGTCCCGCACCACAGAATCTTCGCCGTCTCCTTCGCACGAGGGATGAGGTTATTATCGACCTTCCCCCATGCCGAGACCAGACGGTCTTTGCTTAATGCCTCCTCGATACCGGAGATCAGGTCATCGCTAATCAACATCCCCCGGCAGTCACAGGCCCCGTTAAGCGTACCGTACAGAGATCGGCAGGTAAGGGAAGGGTATCGCTTCTTCCGGTCAATGTTAATCGTCTCGTCCGCCGAGTTGGTCTGTACAATCTTGCTCTCCGGGAAGACGTCGTGCCACAGGTACGTGGTAGGGTCATTGATAATTTCCAGCACACCGTTATATAACGCTTTCGTTATAACGTCGGAGTATGCAGAGTATAGGTTAGACAGCTCCGGCTCCCGCCCGAGAATCCATGTCAGGTAGAACATGAGCATCGAGGTATTATGCGTCGGGTGCATATTGTACCCCGCGAGGTACATACCGTCACGTTCCACAGTAATGCAATTTCCTTGCTTCGGTTCGGATTCCTCAATCGAAATGATAGCAAGTCTACGTTTTTTGCTGAACTCATGAAGCTGTTTTCTTTCAAGCCGACAAGGTATCTCCATGTCCGGGTTGAAACTCACAACCCAATAAGCCTTTTTCCCTTCTATTCCGCTTGACGATGTATGAGGCTCCACCAACTTAGCAGAAACTCTCCATCCGAATGTACCAAGGAGCTGCACAAAGGATTCTTTCAATTTGGGCTCCGCTGTCGTAAATTCGTATCTATGCTCTTTCTTTCTAAGCGTACCGTCAGTATCAAGTAATCCCGCGAGCAGGCGCAAACGGCTCGGGAGATCGGCGATCAAATAGCATTCCGGTATATACTTCCACGCCCTATCCCGACTGTAACACATACCATATTTTTGAAGACCTTCTCTAAGACCTGATACGTTTACTGTTTTAACCCCGGTGGTTTTATGAAAATATTCGTGGTCAATGATATATCCGTCTTCTCGAATACCATCAATAATCTCTTCATCAACCCCTGTAACCCGAGGCTGAGTGTTATGCCCGTCCCCGAGCCACGCTCCGAGAGTGTAAGGCTCCACCCAAAGCTGCTGAGGTGATCCCTCAATAGGGCCTCTCTCCAAAAGTTGGAAATTGTACCTGTGGCCCCGGGACTTCCCGAACTGTTTACCGTTTTCAAGATGACCAATCATGTCCTGCGTTTCGAGCAATCGCACTTTCCCGAATCGGCGGTCATATACCTTCCATTCATGGCGGAAGTGGCATTTATACTGCGAGCCATCTGAAAGCGTAACTGTATGAGTGGTATGATACTTCGGATGCACGGCGATAACCTTTGTTGGCTTTCCATCAGGATTAAACACATAATCTCCGACTTGCAAATCACCATGAGGTTTCCACCCTTCCGTGGTCAAAATCGGAGTGTCGTCTGCCAACAGTTTTCCCACACGAGGCGGCATCGACAGGAAGAGCTCATCCAGCTTGTCGTCCGCCAGAGCTTGTAGTGCCCGCACCACCCGGATCATGACCCGCCTCCGCGGGAGATAAAACCTCTCCCTCGCCGGGCGGTCAATTTCAAGGTACTGCATATACGCATCGAAGTTTAATGGGGCATCTAAGAGTAAAGACCGCCTATATACCCCCATAAGTGCATCAGAATCCGGCCCGCCACGCAAAAGCTCCCGCGCCACCTTCCCTCGTAATAACCCGTTTTCCTCATATAACTTGTCCTCGATGCAGACCGTGAGAGCATCGTTATAGAGCTTCGGATCAGGGTTCCTTTTTGTTTCTTCAAAAATTTTTTGGAAAAGCTCTTTTCCGTCCATATATTTCCTCCAAAAGAAAAACCGGGACAAAAGCCCCGGTTGGCTGTCCTCTCCGCCCAGTTGCGAAGAGCTTACATAAATGCGTCAAAGTCCTCGTACCTGTCGATCCATGACAAGTCCTGCTTTGGCTTCGGTTTTGGCTTACAGGCTAACAGGATGAGGTAGAGTGGGAAACAGGCTATGATGAATGTGTACTTAATAAGCACCCACCACCAGCCTATCATGATCCACCATAGGCAACCGTGAGTGTCATTCATTCGGAATACCTTTCTTTTTCAGTAAGGTAGGATAAATATTGCTCCAATTCTATCGGTGATGTAGAAAGCCAAGCGTACATAATCAATTTCATGTTTAAAACGGGGTCGAAGTCGTCATCAGGTTCAACAACAAAGTCTTCTTTGACAAAACTAACGATATTGTTCATCCTTCTGCATAACCCGAGAAATCCAAAGAGTTCTTCGTTCCCCTTAAAGTCAAAGACGGAATGCACCATAATGGGCCCCGGCACGTGCTCGGAGGCTTTATCCATATATTCCTGCACTTTGTTCTTCATGGTTACTCAGCCACCCCTTTCTCATATTCTTTTACCCGCCGATAGAACGTATTCGGTTTCAGCCCGAGGTGTTTCATAGCGAGCACCGCAGTAATCTCCCCGCTCTTCCAGAGCTTATACTCCTTCTCAAACGCCGCTTTATCCACCTCAATAGGCTGTCTGCCTTTATACTCTCCCCGGGCCTTCTTCGCCTCGATACCTTCTCTCTGTCTGGACAGGATATATTCTCGTTCCAGCTCCGCCACGGCCCCGAAGATAGTGAGCATAAACTTTCCGGTAGGAGTAGACGTGTCTACCTTCTCTTTGAGAGATTCAAACTGGACACCTTTTTCTGTAAGCTGCTCAATCAGGGAGAGAAGGTCTTTTGTATTGCGGGCGAACCTGCTGAATTCCGATACAACCACAACGTCCCCTTCGCGGACAAAGCTCATCATTTCGATCAACTGAGGACGGTTTGTGTTTTTTCCGCTGCATTTATCTATGAAGACCTTTTCTACTTGAAGCTCCTTCATGGCAATTTCCTGCCGAGCCGTGTTTTGTTCCTCTGTGGAAACTCTGATATAACCGATGCGCATTGTAGCACCCCCTTTTGACTGCATTATAGCACATCCGATATGAAATGTCAATAGGTTTTTGAAATATTTCTTGCAAAAATAAGGGCCTTTTTATGTCAAAATGTGGTCGGGACGCTTACCCGCCCGAGCTTCGACAGTTGTAGTCCCCCTCCGGGCCCTTCGGGCGCGCTGCCGCGGTTCGATCCGATCCGGGCCGGAGCGGGCCCACGGTAGGGTGCGGCGGCGTGTCAATAGGGTATACTCTAAGGCAATGCAACGGGCGCAGGCGCAGAGTGTTTCAATGTACCTTGAAAAAATCTTCTGAAATATTGCAAAAAGTTTTGAAAACCCTATTGACACATGATGGAAGATGTGCTATAATGAGGCCGTAAACAAAATACAGCCCCCAAAGAGGGCACATAATCGAAAGGATTATTCATTATGAAAACATGGACTTCCCCTTATTTTTACGGAAACAAAATTTCCGACTACGGCCTCGAAAATGGTTACGTGGATTATCGAACCCTTGCAAAAGCATTTGACGCGGTTTTGAACAATGACATCGTTTCTCAAACCGACGGCGTTCTCGGTTACTGGGAACAGGAAAGCGGAACCGTCGATAACTCCGAAGAGATCGAAGAGCTCGAAGAGAAAAGAGACGATCTCGAAGACAAGAAAAACGACCTCGAAGATGAAAAAGAAGACCTCGAAAGCGAACTCGAAGAGCTCGAAGACGATAAGGAAGAAGCGGAAGACGCAGAAAAGGCCCACGCAATCGCCGCTTCAATCGAAGACATAAAAGAAGAGCTCAAAGAGAAAGAAAAAGAAATTCAAGAGCTTTCCGATGAGATCGAAGAACTCGAAGATGAAATTGGCGAACTCGAAGAGGAGCAGGAGCCGGACGAAATCTTTCAGTATTTCATCGTCGACGACTGCGGCGCAAGGATTCTTGAAGAGTTTAACGAAATCGTATTTTACAATGAGCAGCTCGACATGTATGTTTGGGGCGTCACGCACTTCGGCACCGCGTGGGATTATGTTCTAACAAATATTAAAATTGAACTTAATGAAGAGGAGGCATAAAGCAATGAAATATTACAAGGTAAAACCCGAAGCGGGCAACGTGCGTTATTCGGTAGTAAAAAACGGTCATAGGGAATGGGCGGGAATTCTCGTAGGAAATGAGCTTTACACCGCCCGCGAATGGTTCAATCTCAAAACCCGCACACAAACAAACCTCGACAGATACGCCGACGAAATTGAGTGCAACCCGAAAAAAACTTATTTCTTCTTCGGGGCGCGCTTCATGATGAAAGGGGAATGAAGATGAACGATCACACATACACGAAAAACGGTTTTACATTCAAGCGCATCACGAAAAAGAAAGCCCTCACTGCTTTCAAGCATGGTTTAACTGTTATCCTCTCTCCTGTAAATGCAAATCCCTATTCTATCTGGGCGGGCTTTCATGCGATCAACAAAGAAAAAGACTTTACAGAATCCGACGTTTTCAGTTACGGAACGATTGAAAAAGACTTTGACGCCATCGTGAACGCATACGAATATTATAACTGTTTTGCAGAAGTCGGAAAATATGCCGCGTTTTATATCCCCGTTGTTACCGTCAACGGCATAGAACAATATGATTATAGCTTTCTTCCCGGGAAGGTGAACGCATGAAAACATGGTTAAAACCCGCGGGGCTGATATATGACCTATACGCGGACGCCCTCAAACAACCTCATTTACTCATAGCAGGGACGACGGGGAGCGGGAAAAGTGTTCTTGTAAATGCCTTGATATATACCGCCCTATACAACGCCCCGGGTGAAGCGTCCTTCATTCTCATTGATCCGAAGCGGGTTGAACTCTCCGAGTTTCGCCCGCTTCCCCATACCTTGAAATATGCAAGCGAACCCGATACAATGCCCGACGCCCTCCACTATGCTATGAACTTGACCGAATACCGCTTCACACGTATGCAAGCGGACGGCGTGAAGAAATACCCGGGCGGCGACGTGTACGTGATTATCGATGAGCTCGCGGATTTAATGACAACGAACCGGAAAACCTGTCAACCCTTAATACAACGACTGTGCCAAATCGGACGCGCCGCCCGCGTTCACGTCATCGCCTGTACTCAAACCCCCATTGCCAAAGTTATACCAACGGAAATCAAAGTAAATTTTGACGCCCGTTTCGGACTTCGCACACGGTCAAAACAGGACAGCCGAAACATTCTTGACGAAACAGGGCTTGAAACGCTGCCCGCGTACGGTCAGGGGGTTTACATGAGGCCGCCCGCCCTTAGCACCCTGTATAATATCCCCATGATCCCGCCCGAACACGTGATGACCCGCGTCCGATTCTGGACAGAACAAAACGCCCCCGGATTTCACTTCACCCCGTGAGAATATCACGGGGTTTTCTCATGCCCTACAAGACCCATAGCGGCCCCGTAAAGCCCCGGGGACGTATAGACGCCCGCCCGACGTGCGGAACGCGCTAAAAACGGCTCTCACGCGCCCCACGGTGCACGATAGAACGCGCCCATGTGCACCCGTTCGGAGAGGGCACACACGGAGAGCGTCGAGAAGGCCCTTATTTTCGCAACCTCGTTTCATAGGGTATTTATACCACCTCGCGCGCGGATGCGAAAATAGACCCCTTGACGGCCCCGAGAATAGCCCGCACGGGGTACGCTGCCCCGGAAAAGCGGAGAGGGCACGACGTCCGCGCCCTCTCGATAGATTGAATTCAATTATCCGGGGCCTCTGACCCCTCGTCCGGGGCGACCACCGCTGCCCGATATCGCTCTTCGAGCTGGGCTCGGTCGGCGAGGCCGTCGTTGAGCGGATTTTTCGGCGTTATTTCTACTTCTGTCTTATCTGCGTAGTTGAAATTGTTTTTTCCGAGAAAAATGCCAACAACCGGATTGACCTGTCCGTTTTGCATCCAGTTTTCCAGCATATTGTTGAGCATATTTCGCGCCTTTTTTACTGTGTCGACCACAGCGCGTGGTTTGCTCGGGGTGAGGTCGTTGCACCACTTCCAGAGAGTGGCTCGATCCACGCCAAGGGCTGACGCCATTCCTGCGAAGCTCGGTTTCATCTGAAACTGATTACACAGACCAAAGTATTCGCCTAATCTATCTTGAACCGCTTTCGCGTCGTTCGTATCAATGTCAGGAAGATTGAAGAGCGTGACCGCGAAATCGATTTGCGTTTGTAGCTCTTTTCCATCAACTTTGAGCTGCCATTGTTCCGCTTTATCCGGGCGCGTCCGCTTCTTCTTCACTATGTCGAGGACTTCATCTTCGCGCATAGTCGCACCTCTTTCTCCGGGGATTCAGACTATACCCCGGCAAAAAATTTTTTGATGTCCTCCGCGGGGAGGGGGTATATTGACGGATTGACGGATAATTCCCCTATTCCTTTATATATACTATTTTCTGTCTAATATATCTTACATTCTGTCATATCAATGACATCTCTATTTAAAAAGGGTAAGAGATTATCCGTCAAAGTGTCAATTTTTGCCTTCTAAGCTAACAATATCAATGCTTTTCATCTTGACACATCCCCCGTTTTATCCGTCAACTTCCGTCAAGTGCCGTCAATTTTTTCTCGATTTTTTTGACGGGTGTTGACAGAATCTTGACGCTTCTGAGAGAGAAGTGTCAATAACTTTTTAGCGCACGAGCGGGATTTTTCCGCTCATTTTCCATCCTCCTTTCACCTGCATCCCGGCATATCCTCGGACGTACTTGTCCCCGTTTTTGACTGTGCGGGATGCTACAATTTTATACTTCTCTGCATTATCAGCGAGCCACGTTTGCACCTGCCGGGGCTTCCATACGGGGGAGCTGTTTTTTCTGCACCAATACTCATACAGTCTCATTATCTCTGTGGTCGGTACGCCCGGATAGAGCGGGCTGTACTCAAAAACGTCCTGCATAAAATCGGGCATGGGGTTCTCAATAGACCGCTTTTGTGCGAGATAGTTTTTTGTGCGGTCGGTCTCAGGCAGTACCCACTTGTTAGCGATGAGCCGCTGCAACCCGGCGATGGCGGATTGTGCGATCCCCTCGCGCTCCTTTTGCAGGTGGCTGTAAAAGTCGAGATCGGGAACAAAGTCCGCTCGCTTGGGTTTAATCAGCACGGGCAGGAGGCGGCGGTAAAACCCTTCTGTGAGGTCGTTGCTCGATGTGAGCATTTCGTTACATGAAGCAATGAGCTTGATCCTCGGCGTGAACTCGAAGGGCTGTCCGTACTTTCTGTCGGCTGTGAGCTTGATGTCGTTTGTGATGAGTTTCTTATAAAGGCCCGTGCCTTCAAGAGCTGCGCTGTCAAGGTCGTCGTCATACATGACGAGCTTGTTTTCCAGCTCGGGGAGCTTGAATTTATCCTGTAAAAACTCCTGTGTGCTGGGGATGGACAGCATGGCCCCGCCGAGCATGGCTTCGAGGATTTTGCCGATGCCGCCTTTGCCCGCGCCCGCGTCGCCGACGAGGAAAAGTGCTTTCTGCGCCTTGGTGGAGAAAACGAGGCAGTAGCCGAGAAACTCCATAATCACCTCCTTGTCTTCTGGATAGAATAGGTCTTTGATCCACTTATCAAAATATGGGGTTGGTTTGATCTCGAACTTTAACGAGGTCGGGATGCGGTAGGGGACGGGGCTGAATTCGCCGAGGTGGAACTCCCAGCGGTCGACGATGAAATCGCCGTTGTGGAACGGGATCACGTTCTCGTCCATGTTGAGGGATTCGACCGTGCTGTGCAGCTTTACGGCCTCCGAGAGCTTCCGGGTTGTTTTGCCGACGTCTTTTGCAATCCCCATTCCTTCCAGCGAGAGGGCGATGTCCTGATTGACAATCTCCTCGCTCTTTTTACCCTCTCGGGTGTAGAAAAGGCCGTTGGAGTATTGCAGGTGGTTGATGTCCTTGAACGCCCGGGCGAAGACGTGCTCGTTCAGAACCTTCTTGTCCGGGTCGATCCATATATCCCCCTCATAATTTTGCATGATCTCTTCGTCGCTGGGGAGGTCGGTCACGGTGACCTTTATGCCTGTGTAGTCGATGAAGTCATTTTCCATTGCGCACCTTCTCCGGCTCTACGTAGCCGACCACTGGCTCGTTATAGAGCCTCAGTCGTTCGATGGGGATTTTGTAATAGCGTTTCTGCGCATCGTAGGCTTCCACATAGGGGTCTTCCGGGCAGCACCAGACCTCGTGCATGATGGTTGCCGGGGTATCTCTCACGAGGATCACACGACCACACCAAAAGGAGGGGTATTGCCGGGGTTCTTCTATGGTGTAGCGGATGGCGGACAGTTCTGGTTTATTCTCCGGGCCCATCATTCTCCTCCATCTTTGCCCCGCAGCAAGGGCAGTAATGTAAATCAAAGTCTTCTATCGGGTCGTAGTCTCCCAGCCCTTCGATCCACACAGATTCGCCGCAAACCGTACAGTATGCGGTATCTTCTATCATGTTCCACCGTCCCGTCTTCCGTTTCGGTTCCACGTCGGCGGCTGGAACTCGGCTCATCGCTTCGATGCACCGCTGCACCGTTTCAGCATCCAGATCGAGTGGAAGCAAACTCAATATTTTCTTTGCATCGCTCCGCAAGATGTAATCGTCAGGCATTGTTAATCACCCCCGTCGTTTCTTTGTTCGTAAGCGCATCGGCGTTCGTCCATTCAGCCTTCAAGTGCGTTGAAGTATCTGTAAGCGTTACCGGGATATTCCCACCCCACGTCACCGCTGGATGAAGAATCGGATTCTTCCACCAATCATCATTCCACCAATCGCGCGGAGGATTAACCGGAACCGGAATATAATCGACGCTTGGTTTGTCAGGGACATCAATGTCCTTTTCAATTTCGATCCCTCGCCAATCGACATCGACGTAAACATTTTTTCGATCCACTCCGAAATATGCCGCGATAACTTCAATGATTTGTTCGTCGTCTAAATGGATTGTTGCTTTGAATGTTTTACTCATTGTTTTCTCCTTCCCACGCCACCGCCTTCCTCTGCTCCTCCGTCGGTCTGGAAGTCCAGCACCGCCATTTCTTTCCATAATTTCTTTCGACCACAAACGTGATTGTTTCGGTTCCCAAAAACGGAAGACATATATGTGACATGCCTTTATATGGTGCCGTCACATTCACCGCAGACTTGCTTGCAAACTCAACCCAACAAACAACAGATTCATCGGCATCTATGTTGAGTTCTTCAAATTTCATCACCCTCGGCTCCTGCTCCTTCAGCATAGAGATAGCACTATTAAGTGTCTCAATTGCCTCGTCATCGCCATATATCGCACATACCATCACCATTTCCTTTAATTCATCAATAACTTTTTCCCTATCTATCATCCCATTGCACCTTCTTTCCGCACTCTGAGCAAATTTTTGACTTGCGCTATTTAATGGATTTCTGCACACCCCGCAAATGTAATATCCATACCCGCTGATCGGCTTCACCGCCTCCTGCTCTTTTAGCATGGCGAGAGCGTCTTGTGCAAGCCTAACGCTACACCCGGCATAATCGTAATACGGACAATTTTCTATGTCATCTGCGACACATGCGTGAACGGCATTGGCGTGACATTTTAATCCATTCATCACCTTTTCTCGGTTAGTCATTTGTGTTTAACCCCTTTCCCCAAAACGTCCGCCTGTTCTCAATGGCAATCCCCATCAATAATTCGGAAATCGCCATAACCATATCAAGCCGAAGCGTTATAAAGTTTTGTCTCATATCATCGTTTGACATGGGGCCTCGCATATAAGCCTCTACAATCTGTCGGAGATACAATCCGCGCTCATAACATTCAGCAGCATTAACATTTTTTTCATTCATCTTCATATTCCTCCAATGCGTCGCTCAGATTTCTTGCCGCTTCTATAAGACGTTTTATACTCTCGTTTTGTTCCTTCAAGGTGGCATTTAAGAGAGCGAGAGCGTCTCTGCTAAGTTGAGTTGTGCAAATAAGCTGATTGTTCTGTGTTACATAGGGGCAATCAAAACAAGGTGTGAGATCATCCGAGCAGCACTTCAAGCCGTCTATGACTTTTTTGCGGTCAATCATCCGATCTCCTCCTTCAAATGAAAGATTTCGCGGAAGTACGGCACGTCTTCCTTAATGATCCGGCAGAACTCCTGCCATTCATCAAGTTTATGCTGCTTTCTTGCGCAATAAATGTTATAAAGCACTTCATAGTTACAATACAGGGTGCGCTTCTGGTTGTACGACGAGGGGAGGAGCTGGATCATCTGCCACCAGTCATTCTTGTCCTTTGAGGCGATGTACTTGTCCCGGCAGACGTTGAGCTCGTCGATGAGGAGGTTTAACGCCCACGTGCTTTGTGTGTTGAGGTGCTCATGCGAGAAGTCGTCGAGGGTGAATTCCTTGTCGGCGATCTTGTGCATGGTGGAGCAGGAGTTTGTCACCGTGCCGACCTTATATTGATCGGCTTCCTTCCACCAGTAGAGCGGGGCAGTCACGTCCATCCAGACGGGGAGCATCCGCGTGAATTTGCGGTGATCCGGGCCGGAGCGGGTGAGGGTCTGCATGAGGTGAAGGTCGTTCGGGCCAAAGAAGCAAATACTATAACCATCATCGCAGACCTCGTAATAACTGTCCGCCTTATCCCATGAGTTCAGCGGGTTTCGCATCCCCATGATTACAGACTGCCATTGCTCCCCGCTTGGGGTATTAAGGTTTTGTACCTTTATCATCTGTTCCTCCTATATCGCGTTATGCTTTCGATAATCATTTGTACCTCCCGCAGAGGCAGGGGCGGGTCACAGGCTTCCGTATTCACCCGGCAGAGCTCGCGGTAGACCTCGGCCTTTTCATAACCCTGACCCCATAGCTGCCCGGCAACAGACGCGAGGCTGTCGTTTCGCATCCCCGGCTTGATCTTCGGGTAGCGAGGGCGGAGAGGGACTTTCTGCGGTTTGGGATTTTCCCATTCGGGAGTATAGATTTTTGCACGGAAAGGGTTGTCGCTCCCCTCTTTCTGCACGTTCGGGAAAAACCGTTCGACCACCGCGTCGATAGCCTCTTGGTTCTCGATCATGTCAGCGAAGAGAAGTTTTTGCCCGGTCAGGATGAAATAGCGGCCTGTCCGGTAGATTTCAACCCCGGCCCCGTTGTTCTTGCCAGCGAAGGGCAGGGAGCCGCGGAGCAGGATATGAACCCCCCGCCCCGAGCGGGACTTCTCGGTGTAACTGTGGCAGAGGGCGATGATCTCCCGGCCTGTTGAGGAGAGGAGGCCGTGCTCATCAAAGCCGCAGTCGATGTCAATACCGATAATCCCGTCGTCGTGGAATACAAACCCGACGTAATCGTACATACCACTCTCCACGGCCCTTTCTGCGGTCTCGTAGTCGCTCCATGTGTCAGGGTTGGAGGAGGACGCGGCCTTCCTTTGCCGGGCTTGCATAGGCACCTTAGAGCCGTCCCACGCACACACCCACCGGGGTATAGCCTTGATCTCCGGGGGGATATAATCAAACATCTTCCGCCTCCCATGCCATAACGTCGACCCCGATTTCTTGGAGCTTTCTGCGGGCGAGGTACGCATTGTCTCCGGGACTGTGCATTTCATAGTGGTTTCTGAGCTCGCGGTGCTCTTCAATGAACACATCCCAAAATTCACGGAGCCGCTTCTTGCCCCAGCCGTAATGAGCATGAAGGACGTACAGGATCATAGCGTCAACGTCTGCCCGGAGCTCCTTCTCAACCCGCAGGGCCTCTTCATGGACGGCCTTGTCGACGAGCTCGTCAATGCGTTTCTGCTCCGCTGCGGTGAGACTCCTGTGCCGCATGATGTTCATAGTTACCTCCCTGTACTCCCGAAGCCTTTGCTCCCTCGGTCAGTCTCCGGCAGGGAGTCCACAACCTCCAATCTCGGAAGGTAGATCGGCAGGACGACGAGCTGCGTGATTTTGTCCCCGCGGTGGACGTTGAAAGCCTCGTCGGTGTGGTTCACGAGCTTAACATGGATCGGCCCCGTGTACCCGCTGTCGACAACTCCCTCTGAGGTGATGCCGTTGCGAAAATGAAGGCCGGACTTACTTTTGAGGAAGCCAACGGCGGAGTAGGGGATTTCCACGTGCACCCCTGTGTTGATGTCCACGCTCCCACGTGCGGGGACAGTGGCGTCGACCGGGGTTCTGATGTCCATGCCCGCGTCGTCATGGTGGGCCCTCTCCGGGGCAAAGGCGTTAATATCAAGTACAACTCGCATTTTCTTTTCTCCTATAATAAGTCTGCCGTGCGCTTTCTGAGGCTTTCAGCGAACATTCAAAGCACAAGGTCATACCCGGGCGGGGCTTTTTCTTCCCGCACATCGTACAGATACCGCGCTTCTTCCTGTTCATCCGTACCTCATAGATATATTTACGGGTCTTCTCTCGACAGGCCGGGCACATAGCACGGTAGCCGCTGGCACAGTCTTCATGCGGTTTCCCGCACCGAACACATCGGCCCTCGTCCCTGCGCTTCTTATACATTTCGGGATTGTCAGGGTGCATCGGTCTCTTCCTTTCTTTCTGTGACAATCTCACCGCCACAGGCCGCATACCCGGCGAGGTCGACGAAACTGTCTTCTGTTCCCGTCCCGGTTTGAATCCGGGCAATCTTGAAGAGGCACATCATACAGGCCACGTCCTCGGGCAGAATCTTCCACCCGAGGTACGCAGTCCAGAGACGTGCAATCGCCGCAAAGTTGTTTTCGATTGATCCATAGTCTCGCTCGCGCTGACCCGTTACAGCCGCTTTTGCGGTATCGAGGATTTCTGCACGTTTCATACATTCTCCTTTGCATATTTATTCGTTATCGTTAAGAGTGCGAATATTAGCCGAGAAGCGAGGAGAGGTCGTACTTTTTCTTTACCGGGGCAGGTTCTTCTTTCTCTACCTGCGGCACGGGTACAGTCTTCTTCGGCTTCGGTGCAACCTCGGGCTCATCGAACCCATCGGCGGCACCCTTATCCGTGAGGCGGATGAAGGTCACGGTTTCGCCTTCCTTCTTGGTGGAGGGGAGGACGTCGTGAACAACGTTTGCCCGGAAATAATGGCCTACGAGCTTGGAGGGATCAATCTCGTCCGCGTCATAGCCCGGCATAGCACACCGCACGAGGAACGAGAAGGCATTGAGGGCTCCTTCGTTCGGGGTGTGATCGGCTCTCATGAACTGGTACCTCTCCGTGTGCTGACGGCCCTTCGCTGTTACCATCTTGATCTCACACTTTCCGAACTCTTCTTTGTAGGTGACGTCGGTGATCTTGAAAACCTGCGGGCCTTCGGGGATGGGGGAATATCCCGCGGTAAGTTTCACAGTAGGCATTATTTCTGTCCTTTCTGGCTCTGCACGTATTTATGAGCCTGTACGATGATAAAGATGACGGCGGCGAGAAGCTCTACGCCGATGGTAATAAGGATTCCTGCGAGGAAGGGGTTGATCGTCATGCTTTGACCTCCTTTACGGTCATGCGGTAGGTTGTGTCGGTTTTGGTGTACTGGTCATACAGACCAGCGGCTTTGAGGGCGTCGCTGTCGAGCTTTTTGGTCTCACTCTTCGAGACCGTCCACTCATACCGGGAGCCGGAAAAATTCACGTTTTTCACCCCGGGAGTGAAATTAGCGAGAGCGACCTTTTTGAGAGCCTCGGTGATTGCTTTGTAGCGGTCTTCTTTCTCCTTAATGGCTGCGGCATGGGCGTCGATCTCTTCTTTCAGAGCCTCGGCCTCACGGACGAGGACGAGAACGTCCATATCGTCCTCCACATTCGGGGAGATTGTGCGGAGGGCTTTCAGAATTTCTGCGTCGGCCTTCTCGTCGTACTCGGGGGAAATGCCTGTTTCCACGTGGGTTTTCCACCAGTCGACAGCCACGTCGATGTATTCGCTCTCGAAGTCGGGATAACGCTCATGGACGCGGAAGGGACGCACGATGGTGTTGGATGCAGTCGGTACAAAGTTCTCCGGGTGCTCGTAGTCCTCTTCTTCAAGGAAGGAGCATACCATGTACACCTGCTCGACGCCAAGGAGGTAGGCATACTGCGCGGCCTGTAACGCGTAATACTCAGGGATGTCATCAGCCCAGTCTTCGACGCGCTTGGTGGTCTTCATTTCGAGCACCGCGCTCGTCTTCTTGTTCTGGTCTCTGAGCAGGTAGTCCCACATACCGCCGAAAATTTCGGTATTTCCGAAGAAATCACCCCATGTCTTTTTGAAGTAGTCAGGGCCGTACATATCGGTCGGGCTGACAAGGTTTTGCATGAAGTAATACTTCCTCATGTAGTCGGCCTGTTTCGGCTCGATGGCCTTACCAGCGAGGGTATAGATCGTGTCCTCGAAAGGCTCTTCGTAGGTGCGGGTGATCTCGCACCATGCCGAGAAAGGGGTCGACCAGCGGTTAAGGCCGAGGATGGACGCGAGCCGAGTACCCGTTATTTTCTTCGGACGCTTCGGCGGATCAACCTTAATCTTTCCGTCTAACCAGTCCATCATTCACCCTCCGTGTACTGATCCAGCATTTCGGTAATGCCGCCAATGAGCTTTTCAGCCTGTGCTTTGGTTACGTTGGAAAGCCCTTCGGTCTTTAACATGACTTCTTGCACGAAATCTTCCTGCTCCGGGTCGGTGTTGAGCAGCTTTGCGAGGGCGAGGCGGAGGGCTTCGATTTGCAGGTCGTCTGCGGGCTCGTCAGTCGCCGTCAGCTCTTTCTTGGTCTCTGTGCGTTCCTCCTTCGTGGCGGGCTTCTTAGCGGCCTTCTTGGGCTTCTCCGGGGGTGTTTCTACGGGCCCCTCTCCGCCGTCTATCTTGTCGGCCTCCACGATGTCGAGAATGAGCATATAGAGGTATCTGCGGTAGTAGGTGATCTCCGCACCCGCCGCCTGTACCTCGTTCATTCTGAACTTCGCGGGTTCTGCGATGGATCGCATCGGGAAGCTCACGGTCACAACCCCGTCGCTGTCGAGGTCGAACAACTGCCCGAACGCCACGTCGTTCTGGAAGGTAACGAGGA